TTATTCTAAGAGAAAATTAAATAACAAGAAAGGTCAATTAGTTTGGTGGATCCCTAGTGATAAAATAGTCACCAAACAGGAAGTAGAAATACAACAAGATAAAGAAGAGGAGATACCATTTTAAAAAAAGTTTGTAAAATAATAGGGCCTCCTGGCACCGGCAAAACTACAAAATTATTAGAAATTGTAGAGGAGTCTTTACGTTGTGGAACGGCTCCTGATAGGATTGGTTATTTTTCTTTTACTAGGAAGGCAACTCAAGAAGCGATAGATCGTGCTTGTTCTTTGTTTAAGTTACCAAGAAAAGATTTAAAGTGGTTTAGAACTCTACATAGTTTAGCTTACCAATGGCTTGGATGCACACATACAGATATTATTCAAAGACAAGATTTCAAAGATTTTTATAATGAATGTGGTGTTGACATATCTAAGTCAATAAAAGTAGATGATATCGCTGTGGGGGAAGAGGACTCCGGTTTGTCTTTGATAGATTTATATAGAGTTAAAAACACTAGCTTAGAGCAAGAGTTTCAAAAATATGGTCATGTTGTTGGGGGCCTTGCAAGACTTCAAAGAGTAGATAAAGCTTACAGAATGTTTAAAAAGAAAAGGGGAATAAAAGATTACACTGATTTAATAACTGAATTTAATCGTATCGCACAGTCTCCAAAGTTAGAGCTTGTCATTGTAGATGAGGTACAAGATTTGAAACCAAACGAGTGGGAGATGGTGATGGTTATGATACGTCAGGCACATGCATCGTTTTTAGCTGGAGATGACGATCAAGCTATTTATTCTTGGAGTGGTGCTGATGTATCTAAACTAATAGACTTGGATAGTCATTTGCAAGTATTGGATCAATCTTATAGAATACCTAAAACCATATTCGAAAAATCAAATAACCTTGTGTCTAGAATAAATAAAAGAATAAATAAAACTTGGCGACCTAGAGAAGATGAAGGACAAGTGCGCAACACTAATT